CGCACGGTATTACCTCAAGCCCGATCTGAGCGTGCTCAAGGACATGCAGAAAGCTTGGCAGCGGCTCATATTGACCAGCTGAATAGCTTTCCGTAACCCTCATCAAGGCGAATCCGAATTGGAAAGTGGATTATCGTACCGCGCTGGTAGGCAAGATGCTGATAGTCGCATTCCACGCCACGCGCCTTAACTCCGACTGGAATGCGGCGAAAGAGTGGGAAATCTCCCAACTTCTCACGCTCCCAGCCGGACTGGAGGCGGCTTTCGAGGTGCATTGCGCCGCCGTGTCCAATTCGAGCGTCGGATTGCATGGCGTCGAAGTGCAAGTGGCGCAGAACGCCATCGCATTGCGCTCGTCCGCGAAGATGAGCATCGGAGCGACTTGGGGATGGGTGGAAGGAGCCATCACAGTGCCGCTCGCCTAGGCGAAAGTCACGCCATCAGACACTGGGATAATCTTCGAGAAGCATTGGACGACATCGTTTGAACCGACGCCGCCGATGAGGACCACCGATCCGTCCGTGTTCCAAGCCGCCTGTTTTCCGTACGCGATGCCGGCCACATTCGCGACGCATCCCAAACCGACCGCTTTGGAGGGTTTCACGCCCGATTTGAACATCCAGACGGTGAAGTTGCCGACGTTCACGGTGCTTCGGAACGATGACAGGTCAACGAAGATCAGACCATCCCTGACCTTGATGGTGTTCGAAGCTCCGTAAGCCACCGGAACGAACGAGCCGGTGGACTGCCATTGCAATTGGCACGTCTGGGTTACGGAAAGCTAGAGGGTCACGGTATCGGATAGCAGAGCGAGCCGACGCAACCCTGATTGCTGCCTGCGGCTCCCATGTTCGCGCACCTGATGGTGCCGTTCGGATTGACGACGAGCATTCGTGACGTCTGCCCGTTCGACACGCACACCATTCCATTGACCTCGACCGGGGGGCGCAGTCCGACCGGCAGCGTGTATTCGCATTGCAGCGCATCCCAGCTGCCGTTGCTGAATGCTCCGGCGTATTTGACGAGCATCATCATGCCGACGCGGATGACCGTGAAGCCCTTCGCGTTATACAGGGTTACGGAAAGCTATTGCAGTGCCATCCAACAGCCGTGCGCCGTGGAGTAAGCGGATTTCGGGTCGCCAAGCATCTGCACCTTCCCATCACGCGTGACAAGCAGGCTGAAACCGCAAGACGGGAACGCGATGATGCTCATGTCGGCGAGCGGGCGGAACGCTTCTGGGATGGTCTCAACCGCCGTCGAGTAGTCCTGCTGTCCACTGCCGGTGAACTTGACGTTGCCGTTGACCGTGACGACGCGTCCGACCCGACACAGAGTGAGGACGTCGTTCGTATACGGCGGCTTCCATTGCTGGGTTACGGAATCCCACAAAGCCCCCTTCGGCGTGAACAGGCGCACCGGCGTTCCCACCGTGATGCCATCCAATGGGATACGCCAGAGAGGCATGTACGCGTCAACCGCGCCGGACAGTATCTTCCCTGACGGAATGGTCGGGTCGGCGGCGGTCGTCGCATTCGGTGTGCCCTTCAACACTGTCAAGTTCACCAGCTCATTACCGGTCTTGGAATCTCGATGGTAATGCGCGGCGATGATGTCGTTGCGTTTCATGCCTTGCGAACCGTTGGAGATCGTCACGGATTCAGCCGCCGTGATATGCCAGTCCAGACCCTGTATCGACGCGCAGCCGGTGCCGATCGTCGCCCTGTTGGACGAACTCATCGAACATTTGAACGCATCACCCCAGTCGAACACCACGTCGGACTTCGAGAACTTTGCCTGATGGATGATCGCCTTGTCCTCGCTTGAAATATGAGCCGTACCGGCTTTGCCGTCAACGAGTTCGATGGTCACTGTTCAGCCTCCTTCAACCATGCTTCAAACGAAGCGTCGTCCTGCTGCATGAACGTCATGAAAGACGCATTGCATTGGGAACACAATTCGTAGATGTCGGGCGTCACATCATCCGCGATGCGGGTCGCCTTGCCAGCCGAATACCGGCGCACGGTGAACCATTCACGCGCTTCCGTATCGCCAGCTGCGACATAGGCGGTCTTGCCGCACTTGTCGCACACGTACTTCACGTAACCGTCAGACTTCACTATCCAATCCTTTCAAAAGTGAAACAACCAAGCGAAGGCAACTGCCGCCACGTCCCACCGAAATCAACGGAAGGGTCAACGCCAGTAGTGTTCATCACCACATAGCCGATCGGGAACGCGACCCTCCCGGAATCGTCGCCGCCGACATGCGCGCTGATCACACCGTCAACGGAGACTATCGTGCTGCCGTCCACCTTTACACCGCCCAACACGTCCGTGGACGCCTTCGGCAACGCGTAGGCGTTCGCACCCCGTTCGACCGAAGCGAGCTTCGACCGCTCATCATCGGTCATCATGCCCGATTTGGCACTGTCGGCAACACTCTTCGCATCAGACGCAATCGACTCGGCATTCTCGGCGGTCTGATTCGCCTTGCCGATCTGCGCCGCGAAACCGGAAGCCGTCCTGTTCGCCGACTCGGCAACCTGCCTGACGGAATCCAAATCCTCGGAAGCGACCTCCGCGTTGATCGTGCCGCCTGAAATCGACAGGCCACGGCCAGCCGTCAAAGACACGCCACCACCAGTCGAACCACCGGAAGCCGAAGAGGAAGAACCGGAATAGTTCGCATTCGCCAACTGCACCGGCAGTCCGACCTCGAACGTCGAAGCCAAAATCCCGGAATCGATTTTCACGATCCGCTTCGTCACCACGGCGGTGACGTTGACGCCGGAAGCCTGATCCGTCGCAATAATCTTGTCATCCACGCGCAGCCCATCGCCGACCTCATCGGACAACGTCACCTCGACCGATCCACCGGTCTGCAGTTCCTGCAGATGTTTCTGCGTCTCGGATTGCAGCGTGGATAAATCCGCGTTGGAATAGTCGTATGTGGCGCATACCTCATCGGCGCCAACGAGTGTCTGCGTCTGACTCACCGCACCGGTCGCATCGGCGAAATAATTGACCACCAGACGATTCTTAAGCTCCTGCGAGCCAAGGCCGATGAGATGATTCACCGCGCGACGGTTGGTTTCGGCCTTGAAATCCACCAAGTCGGAATCGATCGTGTTGTCGATGATGCCGACCGGCGTGATGCCAAGCAGGATGTGATTATCCTTGGCTTGGAAGTCGAGGCGTCTGCCGCAGGATGCGAGCAGATTGCGGAATCCTGTGTAGGCGTCCACGTAGCGTGGATTCCGGAACATCCAATTAGACAAGGTGGAAGCATCGGACGAGTCGACGGTAAACACCGAATCCAAACTGATGCGCTTCAAAAGGGTTTTGAGGATGTCAGGCAGCTTGCCGGAGACGGTCAGGTAATCCTGGTTAGCGTCCGGCTGCAATATCTTCGCCGCCAACATGCCAGTCCACGATTGGCCGATCCACGTGGCCGTGGACACGCCACCGGAAACAGTTACGCGACGGTCGACGATCCGGCCTCCCACGTCACTGCCGTCAAGCCAGAAATACCAGCCACGTTCGATTTCCGGCGCATCCGGATCGTCGATGGTCAATTCGAAATCGTTTTCGTCCGTGCCGCAAGCCCAATCCAACGTCACCTGCGAAACGCTCGCACGTGGCGTCAGCTTGCCGTCGGCGAGGATAACGTCAGCCAAGGCACACCTCCAGAAACGTCAAACATGGTCAAATCGATGCCATAATTGCCGGAAACCGTCAACAGGGAATCTCCGGCCGGTATCGGCTCGAAAACATATGAGCCGCTTCCCCTGCCGTTGCCACGAACGCCCTTGTCGAAAACATCCGAAACGTCGCCGTTTTCAGCTGTCAACGTTATCGTCTTCCGCAATCCGGTGGCCGACAGCGACACACGACCGCCTTCCGGCACTGTCACATCAACCGCGTAGGTGTTGCCGCCGATCTGGAAAGACGGGTTGACGCAGGGGCCGAAAATGACCGCGGTGAACTCGGCGGCCTTGCCGGTCGGATTATTGACCGTCAAGGCGATTTTCGACAGAGCCAAATCGGTCGGCAGATCCAGTGGAAGGTCGATCTGCGAACCGGTGCCTGCCGTCATCGGGAAGAAATGCTGCACCGGCAGCGCGCGACGCCAGACGCCATCGCAAAGGACAATCGTGTAATCGACTTGCGCGTATTCCGGCCAAGGCACGAGACCGAGCGAAGAACCGACGACATACGCCCGCTGGAACCATTCATCATCAACCGTCAACATGCCTGGCGTAACCGCCTGCACGTCCGAATCGAAAGCCGTCTGCACCACGTCCAATCTTGACGGATCCGTGGTGCGGACGGTCATTTTCGCCGTCGAAGCGTTCCGGCTCACCGATTTGATGCCGCGGGTAGCCAAAGTGTAGGTCCATGCGTATCCTCGCATTTCCTGCAAATCGGCGACCCACAGACTATCGGTGTTGAGGTCGATGACCGTGCCGTCACGCGACGTGTATCTAAGCTCGCGCATATCTGCGGATCAACCTCCCCAAGTCACGATCGCCGACCGTCGAATCATCGGACGCGGCGCTGATGATCGCGCCAAGATCGTTGTGCAGGCTGGTTATCGCCGCCACCACGGAAGCGGTATCAACCTGTATGCTGACCTGATTGCCTGTCATCTGATTGGCTGTGGCAAACACTTCGCGTGGAATCTTCCGCTCATTGAGAAGGCGCATGGTATCGACGCCGTAATAGGCCGTGGCCGCGGCATTGTGCGTGTACTCGCCCGCGGCGAGACGAGCGTTGAGCAGGTACACGCTGTCGCTCAGACCATTGCCGGGCGCCCATGCCGGATCCACGTAGCCGGAGAACATGCCACCTCCGGCGAACTGCTGGAAGGTGCCGTCGGTGAACATTCCACCGGTGTAGCCACCCTCCTTCTTCGTTTTCTCCGTGACGGTGAAGCTCTTGTCCGCGATCTTGAAGTCGTTGATGGAGCGGAGCACCGGAGTCGCCTGGTCGTTGACCGAGGCGGTGCTCTTCTTGTCGTTCAGCTTCTTGCGGTTGACGGCGTCGACCTTCGGTCCGGCCTTGTCGGCCGAATCGAGCGTGTTGCGCTTGTCTTTGAGCCTCTTCGCGTTCGCGGCGTTCGTCTTCGGCGTGGCCTTGTCCGTGGAATCCAAGGTGTTGCGCTTGTTGGTCAGCTTCTTCGAGTTGGCCTTGTCGACCTTCGGAGACGCGTTGTCTTTCGCGTCGAGTTTGGCCGTGGCCTTCTTGCCGTTGAGCTTGTTGACGTTCGCGGATGCGGTCTTGGCCTTCTTGGATGCCTTGTCGGTCGCGTCGATGGTGACTTTGACGTGCTTCTTGCCGAAGTCGTCCATCATCTTCCGCGCCTTCTTGGCGCTGTCCGTGGCCTTCTTGTCGTCGGCTTCGAGCTTGGCTTTCGCAACCTTCTTGTTGAATTTGTCGAGGTTGGTCTCGGAATCCTTGGTTTTCTTCTTGGCCTTGGAGTCGTCCACGTCGAGCTTCGGCTGGTTGCCTTCGGCGGTCTTCTTGATGTTGTCGATCGCCGCTTTGATGCTGTCGGAACTCAGACCCCACCGGTCCGCCAAAGCGTTAGCGGCCTGTTCGCCCATGCCCGAAGCTTCGGCCTGCCTTATGAGGGCTTCGCGCGCATCCTGCAGGACGCCGTTGGCGCGTTCGATCTCGCCTCCGGTGAAGTTGGTGTTCTCACCCTGCTTGAGTATCTTCTCCGCAGCGTTCTGCGCGCTGCTGGCGATATCCTCCAAGGCCTGCCTGGTCTTTGTGCCCTTCTCGCTGAATCGGTCGAGCAGGTCGCCGTTCTCGTTGAACACTCGACCATTGTCTTTGCAGGTGTCCGACAGTTGGCCGATCTTCTGGTTGAGCTGGTCCACGGCCTCGTCGGCGGTCAGGTTGTTGGATTCCAAGCCGAAGAGCGATTTGACAAGTCCGTCGATTTCCTCGGCCGCGTCCTTGGCGCTGCTTCCGAGGTCCTTGTTCGCGCTGGCGGTGTCCTTGGCGGCCTTCGATGCGTTGCCGTCGGCGTCCACGGCGTTCTTGGTGGCTGCGGCCTTCTGCTTGGTCTGTTCCTTGGCTTCGCTGTATGCCTTGGCTTCGTCCTTGATGCTGTCGCGCATCTTCTGCGCGACAGCCATCTGCGAATGGCCCTGCTTGCCGTATTCCTTCAACGCGGCGTTGACCTTGTCAGTCGCGTCCTTGTTGCCCATGGCTGCGCTGGTCATGTCGGTCAGGCTGACCTTTGCCTCGCCCATCCAATGCGTCATGTCGGCTCCGGCGAAGTTCATCTTCTGGTAGGAGTCGGCGATGGTGCTACGGACGTCACTGCCTGATTCAAGCGCGGACTGGAGCTGTTCGGTGGCCTCCTTGGCCTTCTGCTGGCGCTCAATAAATGAGGTGAGCGCCACTCCGGCGACGGTGAGGGCGATGCCCCACGGTCCGCCGAGCAGACTCATGACGCTGCTGCCGACGGCTTTGAATCCGGCGGTTTTCAGTTCGGCTCTGCTGGCGCTCGTGCCGAACGCCTCCATCTGCTCCTGCGCGCTCATGCCGCTCGCACGGAACATCTGGAAGGCGGTCTGCGCGGAGGCCAGAGCGCTTTTCATACGCTGGATCGGGTCGATGGCCAGACCAATGTTGTTGGCCATCGTGCTGGTGCTGCCGTTGAGATTGCTTGCGGCCTTGTGGACGCCGCCGAGCACGCCGCCGAGAGCGGCCATGACGATGATGGTCTGCTGCGCGCCGGCCGGAAGGCTGGCGAAGGAGTCCACGAGGGTGTCAAGCCCCTGGACGAGTTTGCGCAGTGGCCCTTGCGCGCCTTCGCCGATGGAGATCATGAGCGATTCCATGCTGCCGGAGAGGTTTTCGAGGTCGCCTTTGAGGTTGTTGTTCTTTGCCGCTGCCTGTTCGGCTGCGTATCCGCTTTCGGATACCGCCTTGGTCCAGTTCCTGACGCCTTTCTCTCCGGCGTCGTAGAGGTAGTTGGCGGCCTTGATGGCGTAGCTGCCGAAAATTGTCGCATTCGCCTGGTTGCGCTGTTCCTGCGTGAGGTTTTTCTCGGCTTTTTGCAGCTGTCCGGCGAAATTGGCCATGCCGACGAAGTTGCCGGAAGCGTCGTATGCGCTGATGCCGAGCTCCTTCATGGTGGCTGCCGCGTCGTTGGATGGCGCGGCGAGCTTCATGAGCATGCTGTTCAATTGTGTGCCGGCTTCGGCGCCGATGGTGCCGTTCTGGGCGAAGAGGCTGAGGACGCCGATGGTCTCCTGGATGCTCATGCCGAAGCTGTTGGCCTGCGCGCCGCAGTTGTTGAGCGCTTCTCCGAAGTCGCTGACGTTGCCGACTGCCTTGCCAGCGCCAGCGGCGAGCGTGTCGGCGACCTGCGAAGCCTGGCTGCCGGACAAGTGGAACATCGACAATGCGTTAGCCATGTATTCCGCGGCGTCGCCCACGGCCATGCCGTCCGAGGCGGCGAGGTTGAGGGCCCCTGTCAGGCCGCCGGAGAGTATGTCGGTGACGCTCATGCCGGCCTTGCCGAGGTCGTTGATCGCGTCGGCTGATTCGCTGGCGGAGTAGACGGTGCTTGCGCCTGCTTCGATGGCGGCTTGGCGGAGTTGGTCGAGTTCAGCTCCGGTGGCTCCGGTGTTGGCCTGCACAGTGCTCATCTGCTGGTCGAAGTCGGCTGCCATCTTGATGGATGCGACGCCGAAAGCGGCGGCGGCGAGTCCGGCGGCGGTGAGGCCGCTGGTGATGAGCGCGCTCTTGCGGCCGGTGTTCTCCATGCCCGAAGCGACCGTTTTCGCGGTGCTTCCGGCGCGGGTCATCGCCGCCTCATATGAGGCGGTGTCGGCCATCAGCCGGATGACGATGTTCTTGTTCTCAGCCAAAGCATCCTCCAAAAATGTCAACAGGTCAGGTGCGCGGTCAACGCGTTCGCGGCCGGATTGTCCCTGCCATTCGCATCAGTCCACCGTTTCATGGCCTGCTGCATGTGCGCGGTGGCCCAGCAGACGCTCGTTTCGGCATGCAATGTAAGTTCGGCCTTCGGGTCTTGGCAGATCGAGCGCGGCAAACCGCATAGTGGGCACAACGAGCGTTCGTATTCCGCCAACGAGCGCATCCAATTACGCTCCGTCTCATCCCATTCGACCTCATCGCCCCTGCTCGGCCGCCAGCCCATGAACCGCTTGTAGCTGATGCCGAGCTGGCGGCAGATCCGTAGGTCCTCGACTAGTTGCGGAGAACCTTCGAGGCGAGGTCGAATGCCGCTTTTGGGTCCGCTGCGGTGCCGTTCAGTTCGGCGATGGCCTGCCAGATCGGCGTGAACTGGCCATCGGTGAGTTCGTCGAACAGATTGCGCCACGCCTGTTCGGTCTTGTCTTCGTCGGCTACCGGCTTGCCGCCGATGGTCGCGGAATCAAGCATGAGCGGCAATGCCGCGGCTGCGGTGCCGAACATGTCGTTCGTGCCGTTCTCATTGCGGTGCGCGGCCAATGCCTGCGCCCACTTGCTGACCGGCAACGCCCGCAACGTGAGCTTCAATGTCTCCGCATCCGCCTGTTCGCGTAGCTGTTCGATGCGTTTGGCGGTGGCCTTAGCCTGCCGGTTCGTCCCGGCCTCCGTAATCTGTTCGCGCGTGGTCTCCTCGGACAGCGTATCACCCAATCTGGCGATGTCCTCGGCGATCTGCTGGTTGAGGATGATGTCGACCTCGCGCGTGCGCCTGGTGACTTTAAGCATTGTTGTTCCTTCGCTCTAATATTCATGTTCCTTTACTGGGGAAGAGAAAAAAGAGGGTCCCGCGCCGGCGAAAGGAACGAAAGTCCGATGCGGGAAGAATGAATCAGGCGACCTTCACGTTCTCCGCCCAGCCTGGAGCCCGGACGGAGAAATTGACCTTGCTGCGCAGGATGCTGTTCGCGGCGATCGCCACCTTGGCGCTCATGCCGACGCGGACCGCGTACACGTTCACGATGTCGCCGGCGACAAAAGTCGAATCCGTCTGCTTGCCATAGCGGCGCACGAAGTAGCCTTCCGCACCCTCGGTCAACGTCTCCATTGCCATGTTCTGCGTGGAATGCGAAGTGTTGGTGTTGTCGATGACCTCGACGCTCGGGCCGCTGATCTTCTTGCGTCCGGGATTCTCGTAATCCTGCGCGCTGTTCTCGCGCTGGTCGGAGATGGAATCCTGCGACGGCGAGCATGACCAGCCGCCAAGGGTGACGTAGTTGCTCAGGTCGGTGCCGGCGCCGATCTCTGCAGCGGTCGGCTTCTGAATGTTTTTGATGGACGGCACCCAGATCGTGTTGACCAGACCGTCCGCCGGTGTGGAAGGAACTTCAGTTCCAAGAGTCAAAACCATGACTCCTCCTTATAAATATTGGGTCACATGCGTGACCAGTTGAATTTGAAAGTCAATAGGCGCACCTGATAGAGCAGGCTTGTGTCCTCTGCGGTGAGTCCGGCCGCATATGCGCCGGAATCGGAGAACAACGTCAGGCAGCCGGTGTCGAACCCGTGCGCGACGAACCGTTTTCCAGCCAAGGCTGGAATCATGAGGTCATCGGCCAGCACGTTGACGGAATCGGTGGTGGTGCTCACGATGCGCACCAGCAGAGTGCCGATGCCGCAATGCACGTGTTGCGTCTCCCCGACGATGTGCCCGTTCGTGGTGACCGTTTCGATCACCCACGGTGGCTTCTCCGTCGGTTTTGGCGTGGTCTGCTTGAAGACCTTCCACCCATCCGCAGGTTTTGGCACATGGTCGAGAATCGTGTTCGACAAGGTCATTATCGACTGCACTAGAATCCCTCCACTGCGGCACGAGCCACATATTCCGCGAGCTTTGGCAGCTCTTCCTCGCCATGCTCGTAGAACCGGTGTGTTCCACCACCTTTAGCGGTTCCGAAGAACGCGATATTGGCTAGCGAACCAGCCCCGCCCTTGGTAGGGCCTATCTCGGCGGAAATGCGTCCCGGCGCTTCCTTCACCGTGTAGGTGATTGGGATGCGTCGGAATGCCTTGTTGCCGGAGCTGGAGAGGTCTTCGCGCAGGTCGTTCTTGACGTTCTGCGCGCCTTTCTTCACAGCCATGGTGATCGCCGCGCGGCGGGCGACGCCTTTGGCGAGCAGCTTGTCGGCGAAGGCGGTCAGCTCGGACGCGTCGAACAGGCTCGTGGCGTTCATGCATCCTCCTTCACGTTCCAGCGGCAGGCGGTGGCGTGCGTCTTCTCGGATTGCGGGGAGACGAGCCTGAGCCGTCTGCCTGTCAGCAGCGGGTTCGCGGATTCGGTGATCTCCACGACGTCTCCGGCACGCAAACCATTGGTGTCGTAGGGAAAGTGCACATACAGCGACCAGACGAGACTTACAGCGCCCATGGCCTGCGCCGCACTACCCTCCGTCTGCTCGCTGGCGAGACCGCCCGAGGTCTGCACCTTGCACTTGCCTTTGTACACCTGCTCCGTGCCGGTGTTCGGCAGTCCCGTGTCCGGATCCGTGGTGGACTCGTCAGGTCGGGTTACCGTGCACCGGTCGGTCATGAGACTCTCCGCGTCACGACGGGCCTTGGAGAGGAATGATGCGCTGATTCTCATCGGAACACCCCTATCGAAGAGACGTTCGCGCCGAAGCGGTTGCGCAGGCTGCGCTTGGTCGCTTCCGGCAGTTCGGTCACGTCGATTTGGGCGGCATCGCCTTGCGCGTATCCGACCTGTGCGTCGTCGACGCGTTCGTAGCTGACGCCGGCGTGGGCGCCGGGGCCTCCGTCCTCGAGCTGGTGGAGTCCGGCTGCGACGTACGAGCAGACCAGTCTGACAATATCGGCGGGTATCGGATTCCAGCCACCCGTGAAGGTGACGGTCACGACCGACGGGATGCGTCCGAAGGGGCTCCACGGCTCTTCGCGGTAGAGTGCGGATCCGAGGAGCCGCCAGTCGTCGACGGTCTTGCCGTCGATGAGCACCTTGGAGACGCTTCTGACGGCCTTGCATGGCAGGTCGAGTTTCCTGGACTGCTCTCCGGGGATGTCGACGGTCCATTCGCCGATGGTGATCGGACAGCCGGCGGCCGAGCGGACGGCATCGGAGACCGAGTCGAGCAGACTGGTTGCCGTCTGCTCATCGATCACTTCGATGCCGTTGCTTTTCAGGTCGTCCAAAGTGGCCAGTGCAGTCATTTCAGCCTCCGATCATCGGACTCGACTACTTGCCGCTCTTCTTGCCTGCAGCAGCATCCTCTTCACCGTCGCTGTCTCCGGTGGTACCGCTCACGACAGGGGTCTGCGCATCCTGCAGGGAACGACCGGTGGCGGTGGAGAGGTTCAGGGTAATCTTGGTCAGGCACTCGGGGCGGATGACCTTGGCGCCGTACAGGTCGAGGCCGCGCACCATATCGGCGAAGTCGGTCTGCATGCGCATAGCCTCGACGTTGCTGACCTGCTGCGCGAAGGTGACGGCAGCGTTCGTGCCTGCGAGAATGGACTGCGTGTCCGGGCTGGCGGACTTGTGCGGCACATTGTTGGACTTCACGACAGTGAAGCCGCGCACCTGGCCGACCACGCCGTTGAGCAGCGTATTATGGCCCGCTTCGGTGCCTTCGATGAAGCGGGAGTCCTGCAGCAGGAGCGCGTAGAAGTCGGGGCTGACGACGAGCCAGCGTCCCTCGTCAGGCACGTTCTGCACATCAAGCTTCCGTCCGGCTTCCACGACGGCGAGATACGCGTCGGCGGGGGTGCCGACGTCCACGGTCTTCGCCGGCGTGCTGACGGCAGTGTCCATGAGATTAGAGATGTAGTTCTCCACGTTCTTCATCATGTTGTAGGCGGCGGAATTGGTGAACTTTCCAGTCATGTCCGCCTTGGCCTGAGCCTTGTCGAGGTCGTTGACCTTGAAGGCGAAATAGTCGGACTGATTGATTTCAAGAACGGCTGCTTCCTTGTCATTGACATCGTCGACGGTGATCGCCTGGCCGCGGACGTACTTGCGCACGGTCACGTCGTCGTATCCGGTGATGTGCACGGTGTCACCGGCCTCACGGATGTCGCCCTCGTAATCGCGGTTGCACAGGCTCGGGAAGACGAGCTTCGCGCGCAGGGCTTCGAGGATGGCGGCGGACCATACCTCGGGGATGAAATTGGTGATTGCCATTGCTGGTGGCCTCCTTACTTGCTGCGGCCTGCGAGCAGGTCATCCAGACGGCCCTTGCGGCGCGCCTCCTCGATCTGCTTCGGGGTCATGTTCTTCAGATCGTCCCTGGTAAGCTGTCCCGCCTGATGATCGCCATCACGGGCGCCTGACGGTGGGATGATTCCCGCCAGGCCAGCCTTGTTCCCGCCTTGCGCGAGATACGGGTGTGCCGTGACCAGATCGTCGATTTTCTTGGAAATCGCCTTCTGGTCGTATCCTCCCTGATCGTCCGCGGTCAGGTCGGAGAAATCGATGAGCTTCAATGCGTCTCCCGGATTGATGAGCTTGCCGGTGGCCGCGGCGGTGACGTTCGCCTGGAGCACCTGCTTCTGCAGTCCGGCTATCGTGGCCTGCGCGGATTCGAATTCCTTGCCGCGCTTCTCCCAGTCAGCGACCTGCTTCTCCAGGTCGTCCACGCGGTCGGCCTTCTCGTAGGCGGTCTTGAGCTTCGCCTCGAGGTCGTTGTTGACCTTTTTCTGGCCTAGGAACTTGTCGTGCCAGTCGACGGGTGGCTCCTGCGCGCCCGGATCGTTGGTGTTCGGATCCTGCTGTTGTCCATCGGACATAGTGTTTCCTTTCATTCGGTGTATTTTTCGCCGTTGCTGGAAAGCCAGCGGCGATACGAGTTCTCGGCCTTCGCCAGCACGTCAGGCGTGACCGGTTTGCCGGGCTGGTAGGGATTGTGGCCGTCCAATGCGGCCTCGTAGCGGAGCCGCGCATTGAGCAGACGCTTCTGCGCCGCGGTCAGCTCCTCATGCCGTCCCTGGCGGTATCCGTTGTCGTGCAGCCATTGGCTGCGGCGAAGCTCCGGCACCTGCTCACGCCACTTGTCGGGCAGGATGTATCCCTCGCGCTTCAGAAGTTCGATGGTCTGCTCGCGCGGCAGGTTGAAGCTGTAGATGCCCTCCGGCGTGAGCCTGCGCCTCTGGCGTTGGCCGTATTCGTATTTGCGGATCATGCGGCTCCACCCGTAGCGGCTGGTGCCTTCGGACGTGGCCATGCCGATGTTGCCGCGTCCGACCGGCCGCATGCCTCGATGCGCGTTGACGACCTGGTAGATGTCGGCGCCGTCTCTGATTGCCTGCGCGTCGGCATGCCCGAAGACCTTGTCCTGCTCCTCTTCGCTCATGTTGTTGAAGCGGTCCATCGGCGATGTGATCCAGCCTTGTTTCTCGGCCTTTTCCTTGCCTTTGCAGGGTATGGTGCGGCCGTGGCATTTCGGATGACGAAGGAAGTCGTTGTTGTGCCGGAAGTATTTTCCGGCGAGGATGGCGCATCTTGGGCAGCAGTCGGGTGATTCGACTCGCACATAGCCGACGCCGGCACGTTGCGTGATGCTGACGCCCATCGCGCTGATTGACGTGTCCTCGAGGGCCTGCATGGCCATCTGGCGAAGCGTCGCACGACCTGCCATCATGGCATCGGATTCGCCCATGCCTGACTTGATGGCCGACAAAGTGCGCGTCACCGGGATATCGAAATATGATTCGAGGTCGATGCCGCTCGGCGCGAAACCCGTCCCGAAGGCGAGGGGATTCGCAATACCGTCAGGGCGCACGTAGTCGCCCTGTTCGGCGAGCATCAACGTGGACGAGTCCATCGCATCGCTCGCGGCGCGGGTCTGCAGTGTGGCGAAGAGCGTAAGGAAATCGGCGTTTGTCCGATTCCAGCTGTCACGCACCCGCCTCGGATCCACGCCCTTCCACGTTTTGTCCGCCGCCCTCACGGCCAGCAGGCACAGTCTGGCCAGAGTGTGCCGACTGTCCGACAGGCTCTCCAGCGTCACCGTCATCAGATGCACCTCCGACCTGCAGGCTGCGGGCTATCTCCGCCATCTCCGGATCGTGATTCTCGTCGTCCACCATGCGCATGATGCGCTTGATGTCCTCCGGACTCTGACCCATCTGCTCGGCGATCCACTGCAACGGGTATCCGAGCTTCTTGTATTTGAGCATCGCGTCGGCCATGAGGGCCTCGGACCGGTATTGCGGTGTGGCGAACACGACCTTTGAATCCTCGAGGATGCGGGCTGATTCCTCATCGTCCTCGAGCATCATGGCCATCACGCACAATTCGCGCACCGGCTGACGCATGAAGCTGATGCGCTCCAATGTCTTCGACACGAGGCCGGCTTCGGCGACCTCGTAGCCGGTGGCCGGCACCTCCGCATTCGTCAGCAGGTAGTGGCCGGGCGTGCGTGTCTCGGCCGCGATGTGCTCGACGGCCTTCTGGATGATCGGCAGGAAAGCCTGCAGGTTGCTGGCTGTCCATTCGCCGATCGACACGTTGTCGCCGGTGATCTGCATGATGCGCTCCATGACCTGCTTGTCGAGGTTCACGGGGCGTTCACCGACCTGCTCTCCGGTCGCCTTGTCGAAGACCGGCTCGGACAGGGAGTCGCCGCCGAGTATCACCCTCGCAGGCATGGACGCGAAGTCCAGGGCGTTGAGCGTGTAGGCCCAGCAGACGTTGACGGCGTCCTGCATCGATTCGACCTGCTCCACATCACTGATCGGCAGGTCGTCCAGGAGCATCTGATTGCGGAATTCGACCAGCGGAACTCGGCCGAGAGGATTCTCGCGCGCCGAATCCGGCACGAACCGCCAGCCCTCCACGCCGGGCGGCAGACGGTTACGCTCGTCGTCCCCGCCTGCACGCACGCGCACCACGTCGAAGACCATGTCCGGCAGCAGCAGCGTGCCGAACTCGTGCTCCTCGTCGTATCGGACCAGGAGGCCGGCGTCGACCTCGCCGGTGAGCGGATCATAGTGCACTGCCGCGCTGTCCGGATGCTCGAAGCTGATGCGCGCCCTGCCGTCCGGCATCGACGTGACCAGGCCGAAAGCACGTCCGGTCGTGGTCATCATCAGCGCGCTCTCCTGCAGCTTGCGGTCGCAGTCGTTGCGCTCCCACACGCGCATCACGTGCGAATCCAATTCGCGGTCGTCATATGGGATGAAGCCCTTGAAGTGGATGCGTTCGACCGGCGCCTGCGCCACAGGCAGACACCAGTTGTCGGCGAAACCTGAGAACCGGTCCGCCATGTAGCGTTTGAATTCGTCGGACGCGAATTTCAGTGTGCCGCGCTTGCCACGCACGTAATCCGTATGCTTCCTGATGCCCGGCCGACGGTTCTCGATCTTCAAGGCGAGAAGATTCGCCATGCGATTCACGTCATCGGCGGTACGAATCATTTAGAACCCCCTCGTAGTAGAACCAGTCAGCAGGTACGCCTTGCGTTTCCTGCCCCAACCGGCGGCACGTGCATCACATGCCGCCTCGTGCGCCAGCACGCACGTCACCGCCGCATCAATCTTCCGCGTCTGCTTCGGCTTGCCCAGCCCGTAGCGTTCGCCGGACTTGGCGAAGCGTCTTGCGTTGCGCATGTGCGTGATGGTGATCGGACAGCCGTCCTGCGTGATCGCGTGATGCTGCAGGTCGGATTCGAAGCGTTTCAACGCTTCCCAGACGGCGGTGATACGGCTCGAACCGCTCATCGACCAGGGGATGAATTTCTTCGGCCCGTATTGGGAGTCCCATGCCTCGATCTGCGATTCCCACGACACCTCGTCGCGGAAACCGGGATCGCAATAGGCGCGGATCACCTTGTATCGGTCGTTGAGCTCGTCCATGGCGGCATTGACCTCGCCGCGCGGGATGCGGCCGCCCCACGTCTTCGGATTCCAGATCGTCGGACGACGATCCGCGCCATACCGTGGCGTGAAGATGAAACCTTCACGGGTCTCGGCCTTGATGCATGTCCAGTCGTCGTTCTCGGAGCCGTCGAAGCCGAGGCACACCTCGGTGCCCTTCGACGGGTTCTCAAGCCAAAGCTCATGCTCGGACACGCTAATATCCCATGTTCCTCAAGACCGATTTTGACAAACTCTTCTGCGAGCGCTGGTAGTTCTGGTTTGTGATCTCCCTTGTTGTCGCTTCGCCGAAGGAATTGACGAATGCGTGGCTTGTGCCGCTTGATTTTGGTTGGCGTCGGATCTGTTCGTCGGAGATTCTGTCGCGCTGTGCCCTGGCGGTGCGGAATGCCTTGGAGGCTGCCCGGTATTTGTCGTAGTTCGCCTTGGTTGCCTCTGGAAAGACGCTTTCCGGCATGCGCTGGTTGTATTGCGTGGCTCCGTGCGCGGTTCTCTGCATGATTTCCGATGCGGTGTCCATGCGGTTTCCCGCGTCGCGCATCATCTTGGTGAGATCCGTGTCGCTTACGGATGAAAGGTCAGAGGAAGAGCCTCCCCCTCCGCCGCCATGTCCGCCACGTCCTGCGCCTGAGCTTGATCCTCTTCCGCCCATTTTTTCATCCTTTCCGCATTGCTGTTTTTGTATGTGACCACTTCGATGCCACTGAAGTCGAAAAACGGAATGGCATCTCCGTAGAGGAGAATCTTTTCCGGTGCGAGCCTGTCGATCGCGTATCGCATGCCGAGCCGCCAATAGAGTTCTGCCGTCGGATTGTCGTTCGTTCCGACAGTGCTTACCGCGACGGTGGAGTTGTTTGGAATGCCTGAAAAGCAGTACGGGAATGATTCTGGGCCAGCCCATTGAAGTGTTGGGATGACTTTCAGTCCGCAGGACTGCCAGTATGCTCCGATCAGACGGCTTCGGAAGACGTTATAGATCTTCATCGCTTCCGGCATGTCCATGTATGTGCTGAAATCAGGTGTCAGCACGCACTGGAAGCGTTTGAGCGGTGCGATGTATCTGTCCGGCTGGTTCCAGACTCTCTGGAACTGGTAGTCATCGATGAAGAAATGGATTCCGCAATGCTTGACTGTCTTTTTGCCGGTCGCGTAATTGAAGCCTATCAACGTGTCAGGGGTGGTGACGTCCTGTTTTGCAAGCATTGGCATGTCGTATCGGCCAACTGTCCGCACCTTTTGCAGCAGCGGAAGATTGTATTGCCTCATCGTCCGCATCCTTGATTTGTTGAGTGGTCTATTGTCCCGCATAGCAGCTCTCCCATAGTCCGTCCTCGAGCCATGCGCCGCCTCCCTGCACCATTCGGTTGCCAAAGAAGCGTTCCGCCTGCGCGGGATCCTTCTCCATGAGGGCCTCGGCCTCCGCTTCGACGGAGTCCAAGGGCACCCAGGGGCTGCCGGCGTAGACCCATTCGAGGATCTTGCGGCGTTCGCGCCGGTTGTTGAAGCTGTATGGCGTACCGTCCTTGTGGCGCAGGTCCGGGTTGAGGTCGGGGTTGCGGTAGAAGATCCACACATCCGATGCCGATGTCTCGAATTGCTGTTGGGCATAGGAATTTTCGCCGGGGTCGTAGGCGTTGGTCCAGAAGTGCGTTCTGCCGCCCATGCCGGCGGCGCCGCGGCGTTGGGTGTCGGCCACGTCGAGCATGCCGTTCGACTTGGTGTACAGGCCGGCCTCGTCCTGTTCGGCGTCCGAGATCGGGTTGCCCAGACGGCTGGTGGCCGAGGCGGTGACCACGTCGATGCGGTCGAGGTCGAGATCGTCATCGTCCAAGTTGATTCCGGGGCGCAGGATGCGGATGAAGCCCTCGCGCACCTTGAGCAGCTGCTTCAATGGTCCGAGCCGGATCATCGCGACGAGTGGACGGTAGGCGTTGCGCACCTGGTCCTCGGAGTTCGCGGTCAGCTGGATGAGGGGCGACGGGTGGCGCATGCCTTTCGGCTCGCCCGGATTGTAGTGGTAGACCCATCCGCAGGGGCAGCCGTTGTCGGAGCAGCGGTACACGTCGCCGGGCTTCGCCCATCCGGCGAACACGACGGGGCCGCAGGCCTCGAGGATGGCGCATGACGCCTCGGTCGGTCCCTTGCCTGTCTTCTGTGGGCCGATGCAGCCGGTCAGACGATATTGGAAGGCCTGGTTGAGAACCAGTGGATTGTCTACCGTGACCTCTTCGGGCGGGATGAATTCCGCGTCCTCGCGCACCCTCCAGCGGTGTGCGGCGTACCAGAACTGCCAATCTGACCAGCAGAAGGGCTTGCCGCGGAGGATTCCGTCTGGCTGGCGCACGTGCCGCCGCACCCAGGCGTCCTGCAGGTCGGCGAGGGTCGGGAAGTCGATGATCCAGTCGTCGGCCATGTCACGCCCTCAGGCGTCGTGGGAACTGGACGATCTTGGTGTCCATGCCGCTGGCGGCGGCCTCCGCGTCCGTGGCGGGCACCTCGTGGGCGGCCATGTCGACGTTGTCCTCGGAGATCTTCCAGCCGAGCGCCTGTAATCCGGCCTCGGACAGGCCTATCCGGTCCTCGAGCCTGATCTTCACGGCCACGTCGGCCGCCTTGGCCGACGGGCTCTCGCACACCACGCATTCGCGGACATACGAGGCGATCTGGTAATGCAGATACTTCAGCTGCGGCTGTTTCCACGCGCGCGCCTGCGGCAGACGCCACAACTGCCTCCACAGTTCGGCCTCCCGGTCATTCCACGATTCCGAACCGGCCCTGTCCTCGACCCATTCCTGCGAGTCCTTGTCGAAATAGCGGATCACGTAAGGCGGCAGCGGAAACTTCGGCGGCCGGCCCTTGTATTCCGTGTTCGGCAGACTGCGCAGCGTGTATCCCCTGCGTTCGCTCGCACCGCTCGACGGATCCGGCATCGGACCGGATCTGACGCGTTTTCCTCCTCTTGGCATGTCTCCTCCATCGTCGGACGGCCTCGCGCCGTTCCTTCGCTGTCGGCGGCCGGGCCTTTCGCCCGCCCCCTCTGAAACTTTTGAACCCTCCGCACCTCGGAGACAGCTCTCCGGCGGTTCCGGCCGCCAATCCGTTAGGGGGTACCCCCGTGGGTGTTTCGCCGGTTTGTTTTCGTTGATTTTCCAACGTTTTCCAATACCGCGCGTTCGTCTTCGCGGCGGGCCGCGAACCGAATTGAAAAAGACTTGATCGCTTTTCGTTTTCCGCTTCGCCTCACGCTTGCGGCGCGCGCCGGACGTCGTCGGCTTGACTCGACGTACCGCATGCGCGCAGCAGATGAGATGAATCAGCGAAGGCTTCGACCGTTGAAGCCTGAAGGTTTCGTCCTTGCCGTCTTGCTGTCGTGGCAACGCTTGCACAGGCCGCGCATGCGCGCCGGATCGTTGGGGTCCAGTCCGGCTTCGACGAGTTCGACGCGTTCGAGCGGCCAATGGTCGGCGATGGTGCTGGGGGCGCCGCACAGGCCATGGTGCCTGCCGCATCCGTCGGGTCCGTCACCAGGGCAGACGCATCGCGGGTCCCTCGCCAGCACACGGGCTCGTGCGAGACGATGCGCCTTCGAGGTGTATGGATTGCGGCCGCGCGAGCGGCGCTTGTCCTTGGCTTTCCTGCACTCGTCACACAGGGAGCCGGAGGATACCAGGTGCGGGCAGCCGGAGGTGGAGCATACCTTGTACATCAAATCCCCCATCGGAGGCCCGGCATGTCTGGGGTACGTCTCCCGCGAAGGTCCCCCAGCTGGCCACCCCCGATTCATGGGCCACCGACACAACGGGTGTCGCCGCCATGGTCGACGTCCTTCGGTGCGACGGCTCCAAGGGTTGCTAGTGGCTCCACGCCGAACATCAACGATTATAAGCATTTAAAAGAAAAGCACCAGACCCTTCGGGCATGGTGCAAGTTCTCTTACAGATTACATGGACTCACCCTCTTGCGCAAGCCGCGTGTCGACCAGCTCGGCCTGATTGAATTCCCACACGCCACGGCCGAGACGACGTGCCTTCGACAGCCTGCCACGAGTCAACCAGTTGGACACCTGCTTGCGCGTGGTGCGCAGTCCGGCACGGTCGGTCAGCCAGTCGGCCGCCTCGGCGGGCGAACACGTCATAACCGCCTGTCCAGCCTCCCCCAGTCTGCCGGCCACCAGCATGTCCAAGTCCAAACGCTCGCCGCATTCGGGGCACCAGCCGTCACGCATGCCCTGCGGCACGGCCAGCGACGTCGAACAGTCCGGGCATTGCACAATGGTCACCCTGCCGTCCGACGGCGTGCAGAGCCGGTCGATGCGCCTGAGCATCCTGTCCAGCCGATCGGCCAGCTCGCCGGCCGACGGCGAACACACCACACGCGACCACGACCTGCACACCGCCCGATACGCCGGCCGCCATCCCTCGACCGGCAGCAGCATCCACTTGAGGTCCACGCAGCCCGCCAGACGAAGCATCAAGCGGGCCGCATCCTCATAAACGGTCAGCCAATGCACGCTCACCGGCAGACCAGGCTCACCACCACGCACGCCACCACCGCGCTCGCCGATGTGGGCCTTGCGTTCGGCGAGCGCGCGGAGTTCGGGGATGGTTTTGGCGAGGCTGGTGATTTGTCGTCGCATGTGTTTGGCGCAGGTTTTGCAGAGGGTGGTTTGTGCTGGTTCGCCGCATTGTTGGCATTGGCTGGTCATGGTTCCCGCTTTCCGGCTAGAATGGTGGTTGGTTTCTTGGAGGTTCCTGTCCGGTCGGCTGGGGCCTCTCTTTTTATTCGCCTTGCTGGGCGATCTTGCTGATGAGCATGCGGCTGATGTTGTCCTCCTCGTCGCGCTGGTCGGCTTGGTCGAGCATGTCGGCCGAGTCCTGCATCAGGTGCGCCTGTTTGAGTGCCTTGGATGCCTGGATGGTGGCCATGGTGAGCGCGTGGCTGATCTGGATGTCCTCGCTGCCGCTGAGGGTTTGGAGGTCGGCGAGCGCCTCGCTGATGTGTTTCTGCAGTGCGATGGCCTGGCGGCGGATGGTTTCGGCCGCGTTGAGACGGTTCACGCTTTTGTCGATGTCGTTGCTCATTGCTTGTTCTCCTTTGTTGGTTCGTTCGTGGGGTCGGCTGGCAGGCTTCCGATTTGGGCGAGGGCTTGGCCAAGCTGGCGCATTGGTTGGGCGAGCGCGTCCGGCAGGCCCGTGACGCCTTGGACGGCGGCGCGGATACGGTCGGCCGTGTCGCTCATCGGGCGTCCCTGGTGGCCGTGTCGACGCGCTGCTCGCCGAGGCCGATGTGCTCGATGTTGGCCCGACGGCGGAGGATGAGCGAGTATTCGTCCATGACGTCGAGCTGACGGGACAGCAGGCTGATCGGGCATGTGGGCTCGAAGTCGAGCGTGCCATCCGCGTACCGCTGCAGCATGTCTCTGAGTCTGCCGGCGCGGGCGGTCAGCTCCCGGTATTCGACACGCATGCGGTCCTTGTAGCCGGAGACCTTGGCGCTCGCGGGTTCCGCTTGGTCGGCTGCGGCGAGCACTTCGATGGCTTGGCGCAGGTATCCGTCGCGGATCCATTCGGATGCGGTCCGCCATTCCTCGTGGATGATTTCGGTGGAGTCCTTGCGGAGTGCCCATTTGAGTCCGAACAGACGTTCGGCGACGGCTTCGGTGCGCGCGTCGATTGGCGGCAGTGGCGGGGCGAGTGTTTCCTTACTCATGGTTTCCTCTTTCCTGGGTGGGATGATTTTCGGCCGATTCCCAGATGCTGTGCCAGAGCATCCGGATGATCCAGTCGGGCATTTCGGTCCAGATGGTCAAGTGCGTCGAG